AAGATGGTGGAAATCAATAATCAACGTAAGGCGTTCCTCGATATGCTGGCGTGGTCAGAGGGAACTGATAACGGACGTCAAAAAACCAGAAATCATGGTTATGACGTCATTGTTGGCGGAGAGCTATTCACTGATTACTCCGATCACCCTCGCAAATTTGTCACGCTAAACCCCAAACTCAAATCAACAGCCGCTGGACGTTACCAGCTTCTTTCCCGTTGGTGGGATGCCTACCGTAAGCAGCTTGGCCTGAAAGACTTCTCTCCCAAAAGCCAGGACGCTGTGGCATTGCAGCAGATTAAAGAGCGTGGCGCTTTACCGATGATTGATCGCGGTGACATCCGTCAGGCAATCGACCGTTGCAGCAATATCTGGGCTTCACTGCCTGGCGCTGGTTATGGTCAGTTCGAGCATAAGGTTGACAACCTGATTGCAAAATTCAAAGAAGCGGGCGGAACGGTCAGAGAGATTGAGGTATGAGCAGAGTAACCGCGATTATCTCCGCTCTGGTTATCTGCATCATCGTCTGTCTGTCATGGGCTGTTAATCATTACCGTGATAACGCAATCGCCTACAAAGAACAGCGTGATAAGGCCGCATCCACAATCGCTGACATGCAGAAGCGTCAACGTGACGTAGCAGAACTCGATGCCAGATATACAAAGGAGCTTGCTGATGCTAACGCGACTATCGAAAGTCTCCGTGCTGATGTTTCTGCTGGTCGTAAGCGCCTGCAAGTCGCCGCCACCTGTGCAAAGTCAACGACCGAAGCCAGCGGCATGGGCGATGGAGAAAGCCCAAGACTTACAGCAGATGCTGAACTCAATTATTACCGTCTCCGAAGCGGAATCGACAGGATAACCGCGCAGGTTAACTACCTGCAGGAGTACATCAGGACGCAATGCCTGAAATAATTTTTTTGCAAATCACAAAGTCAATTTAATGAGCCTCGCGATGCGGGGCTTTTTGCAATAAATGCGTACCGCAACGCATGTTTTTTACACCGAACCGGCCCCTTTGGAATGGGCCTTTGAGGATACCAGTTAGTGCTGGCGAGCCTCGGTGGGCTGGTTTCCTGTGCGGCAAAGGTTCATTTCAAAGAGTAGGTACACGCTATGAAATCATTAACCCTCTTCAATCAACCAATTCGTATCGGTGAAGATGGCATGATCTGCCTCACTGATATGTGGAAAGCCAGTGGTAAAAGTGAATCTGAATCTCCGTACCACTACCTGCGAAACAAGCAGACCAAAGAGTTCTTAGCCGAGCTGGAGAAAAACCACGAATCTGTGGTTTTTACTGAGCGCGGTGTACACGGTGGAACATATGGCGGGAAGTTTGTTGCTTATGATTATGCAGCATGGCTAAACCCCGGATTTAAATATGCAGCCTATAAAGTCCTGGATGACTACTTCACCGGAGAACTTCAGCATCGCAACAGCTTAAGTGCGCAGCTCAATATGAAGTGTCATGAGTTTGATCAGAAAAAAGATATGGCGAGCTTCTGTGGACAAGGGCTGGCGGCATGGCGCTATACGAAGCCAGTGTTGGTCGCTGAGATTAACTCCCTGGCTAACCAGCTGCAGATAACGATCCCCGGGCTTCCGGGATGAGTGATCGTGTCATTGAATGCGCCTCCAGAGCGGGGCGCGACTTCTCAGAGTTCATGAAAGGCGAGAAGGGCATGATGGAAGCATTGGCCTCGGTGGATGAGTTTGGCGAGCAGCTGCGCCTCAACGGCTGTGTCAATCATCACTTTGTTAGCTACATGATGCGGAACTCGATCATGCAGGCATTCATGGACATGGCAAAAGCCGAGAGGAAAGAAGAGCGCCGGCGTAAGCGAGCGGAAGCAAAAGCGAAGTAGCCATTACAAAGCCCATCTACTGGTGGGCTTGATAATGAAACCGAAATTTATTCTGGGCAACCAGTTACGGCAGTACCGCGAAACAACCCAAGCCAGTAAGCGGGGAAATAACACTGGCAGCCACTGAAAGATGAACCTCCTGCCTTATGGCAAAAAAAGATTCTTTGTGGTGGCGGACTGATGGAAAGACATCCGCTGAATCGATAACGAACAAGTGGAAGAGGTTGCGATGTTTTCCGTAAACAAAGACAAAGACCAGAAGGGAGGCGTTGAATACATCACTGGTGCCGATGGTGTGAAAAGGCCAATGGCTTATTACAAAGCGGCTGAAGAGAGGGCAAGAATGGAAAATACCCCTAAATGCGGATCATTTTTCGACATGCTGAACCTTCAACAATGGAAGTTGTGAACAACTAGCAGGTCGCTCAGGCGGCCTTTTTTATTGCCATCACAAAAGCCATTCCCTACAGAGTGGCTTTGATAATGGCTTATACCCTACACGGGATAACTTAACTGATATCCCTTTTAACGGATAAACGGAGCCAACAATGGCAGAGATTATTCCCATGACTGAAGAACAGAAATTCCAGCTAGAGATTTACAAACTGGTCATGAACCAGAACGCAGCCGCAGAAGAAGCATTTCAATTCATTGGCACTGACGAGCTGAAGCTTGAGCTATTCAAAATTCACTTCCAGTCAGGCGGCGCTAATTCGGATATCACGACCCGCACTATCGAAGCGGTGCGTAAATCGAAGGAAGCGTTAGACCTGTTCACTACCGGAGCATGATGTGATCCGTGTAATCAATTTGGGTAAGGAGAAGAAATTCCCAATTACTCAAGAGCTTTATGAGCGGCTGGAAAGCGTCATTCATGATTACGATGGTGAAATCAGTTTATGCGAGGCGATTGGCACACTCGAATTGCTGAAGCAGTCACTGATTGAAAGCGCGAAAGAGTCCTCAACCTGAAATGACAATTAAGTGAGATGAATATGGCAGCACCAAAGGGCAACCGATTTTGGGAGGCCCGCAGTAGCCATGGGCGAAATCCTAAATTCGAATCGCCTGAGGCGCTGTGGGCTGCTTGTTGTGAATACTTCGAGTGGGCTGATGATAACCCGCTATGGGAGGGTAAGGTATTTTCATATCAGGGAGAAATAATTAAGGCTAATGTCCCTAAGATGCGAGCCATGACTATTTCAGGATTGTGTACCTTCCTTGATATCACCAGGCAAACATGGGGAACCTTCCGGTCAATGGAAGGTTTTTCTGACGTCACATCACGAGCGGAAGACATCATCTACGACCAGAAATTCTCTGGCGCAGCCGCTGACCTTCTCAACGCTAACATCATCGCCCGTGATTTGGGCCTCAAAGAGCAGTCGCAAGTTGAAGACGTGACACCTGATAAGGGAGATCGCGATAAGCGGCGCTCTCGTATCAAGGAGCTATTCAACCGTGGAACTGGACGCGATTCTTGATAACCTGAGCGACGAAGAGCAAATCGAGTTGCTCGAGCTACTCGAAGAAGAAGAGAACTACCGGAACACACACCTGCTATATGAATTTACGCCATACAGCAAACAGCGTGAGTTCATCGACGCCGGGCATGACTACCCAGAGCGATGTTTTATGGCTGGTAACCAGCTTGGTAAGTCATTTACTGGTGCTGCTGAAGTCGCGTTTCACCTTACCGGGCGTTATCCGGGAACAAAAGGCTATCCGGCTGATGGTAAATATGGCGGGGAGTGGAAAGGTAAGCGTTTCTATGAGCCTGTTGTCTTCTGGATTGGTGGCGAGACAAACGAGACTGTAACCAAAACGACTCAACGCATCCTGTGCGGTCGTATCGAAGAGAATGATGAGCCTGGCTACGGTTCCATACCGAAAGAGGACATCATTAGCTGGAAGAAGTCTCCTTTCTTTCCGAACCTTGTTGATCATCTTCTGGTTAAGCATCACACGGCTGATGGCGTTGAAGATGGCATTTCAATCTGCTACTTCAAACCATACTCGCAAGGCCGCGCTCGCTGGCAGGGTGACACAATCCACGGCGTGTGGTTTGACGAAGAACCACCATACAGCATTTATGGCGAAGGCCTTACCCGTACCAACAAATACGGGCAATTCTCAATTCTGACGTTTACCCCGCTGATGGGGATGTCTGACGTTGTTACCAAGTTCCTGAAGAACCCCAGCAAGTCGCAGAAAGTGGTCAACATGACCATCTATGACGCTGAGCACTATACCGACGAGCAGAAAGAGCAAATCATCGCATCCTATCCAGAGCATGAGAGAGAGGCGCGTGCTCGCGGTATTCCTACGATGGGTAGCGGTCGAATCTTCCAGATACCGGAAGAGACGATTAAGTGTCAGCCGTTCGAGTGTCCGGATCACTTCTACGTAATTGGCGGGATGGATTTCGGATGGGATCACCCACAGGCGCAGGTTCAGCTTTGGTGGGATAAGGACGCAGACATAATCTACCTTTCACGCGTGTGGAAGGCGAAAGAAAAGACAGCTGTTCAGGCGTGGGGAGCCGTTAAACCATGGGCGCATAAAGTGCCAACCGCATGGCCCCATGACGGAAACCAGCACGAGAAGGGCGGCGGTGAGCAGCTCAAAGGGCAGTATGCGGACGCTGGATTTATGATGTTGCAGGAGCATGCGACATGGCCTGATGGCGGTAATGCTGTTGAGCCTGGAATCACTGAATTGCGCGACATGATGCTAGATGGTCGCTTCAAGGTATTCAACACCTGTGAACCATTCTTTGAGGAATTCCGCCTCTATCACCGTGATGAAAACGGGAAAATCGTCAAGCTTAACGACGACGTGCTATCCGCCGTTCGCTATGCATACATGATGCGCCGCTTCGCCAAAATGATGCGCGACATCAAAAAACCAAAAGAGAAAAAGATACCAGCCCCAATCAGGCCCATCGCACGGAGAACTTAAATGGCCGACGAAAACAGACTCAATTCCATTCTGTGTAAGTTTGACGCGGACTGGATGGCGAGCGATGAAGCCAGAACCGAGGCGACAAATGACCTGTATTTTAGCCGAGTGTCGCAATGGGATGACTGGCTATCAAACTACACGACCCTGCAATATCGCGGACAATTCGATGTTGTTCGCCCGGTGGTCAGGAAACTTGTCGCAGAGATGCGACGGAACCCTATCGACGTTCTCTTCCGACCCAAAGACGGCGCTAATCCTGATGCAGCCGATGTGTTGATGGGGATGTATCGTACTGATATGCGCCATAACACGGCAAAAATTGCCGTTAACGTTGGCGTTCGTGAGCAGATAGAGTCCGGTGTTGGTGCATGGCGTCTGGTCACGCAGTACGAAGACAACGATCCAACAAGCAACAATCAGGTAATCCGACGCCTGCCAATCCATGAAGCCTGCTCACACGTCATATGGGACGCCAACAGCAAGCAGATGGATAAGAGCGACGCTAAGCACTGCACGGTGATTAACGCCTTGTCACGCAATGGCTGGAAAGAGTTCGCAGAGGATTACGGTATTGATCCTGACACGCTGCCATCTTTCCAGAATCCAAACGATACATGGCTGTTTCCGTGGGTATCGAATGATGTCGTCTACGTCGCTGAGTATTACGAGGTAGAAGAGAAGAAAGAGAAAGTCTTCATCTACCGCGACCCGCTGACAGGTGAGCCGGTCAGCTATTACCAGCAGGATATCAAAGACGTCATCGACGACCTAGCTAATCGTGGATTCATTAAGGTAGCAGAGCGCAAGGTGAAGCGTCGGCGTGTGTATAAGTCGATCATCACCTGCACGCAGATACTGAAAGACCGCGAGAAGATAGCCGGAGAGCATATTCCAATCGTTCCAGTGTATGGCGAATGGTCATTCGCTGGTGACAAGGAGTGCTACGAAGGAGTGGTAAGGCTGACGAAAGACGGTCAGCGCCTTCGTAACATGATCATGTCATTCAACGCCGATATTGTTGCTCGTTCACCGAAGAAGAAACCGACCTTCTTCCCTGAGCAAATCGAAGGCTACGAATACATGTACGGTGGAAATGATGACTATCCGTACTATCTGCAGAACAGGACCGATGAAAACGGTAACGACCTGCCGATTGGTCCAATCTCCTACATGGAAAACCCTGAAGTGCCGCAAGCCAACGCTTACATGCTTGAGGCAGCCACCAACGCAGTGAAAGAGGTGGCTAGTCTTGGCGTTGATGCGCAGGCGGCAAATGGTCAGGTCGCTTTCGATACCGTCAATCAACTGAACATGCGGGCAGACCTTGAGACATACGTGTTTCAGGATAACCTGGCTACCGCAATGCGACGTGATGGCGAGATTTATGCCTCAATGGTCAACGATATTTATGACGTTCCTCGTCATGTAACGCTGACACTTGAAGATGGAAGCGAGAAAGACGTTCAACTCTATGCGCAAGTTGTCGATTATCAGTCCGGCAATGTGGTCACACTCAACGACATTCGCGGTCGCTATGAGTGCTATACGGACGTTGGGCCATCCTTCCAGAGCATGAAGGAACAGAATCGCGCAGAGATTCAGGAGTTGCTAACCAAGGTTCCGCAAGGTACTCCAGAGTTCCAGATGCTGATGCTGCAATACTTCACGCTGCTTGACGGTAAAGGCGTCGAGATGATGCGAGAGTACGCGAACAAGCAACTGGTGATGATGGGGCTGAAGAAACCAGAAACACCTGAAGAGATGGAGATGGTGCAGCAGGCACAACAACAGCCGCAGCAGCCATCAGCAGAGCAAATTCAGGCGCAGGGTATCCTTCTGCAAGGTCAGGCTGAATTGCTCAAGGCAGAGAACCAACAGGCGCAGATTCAGGTTGAAGCGGCCAAGGTTGAAGCCCAAAACCAACTCAACGCCGCGAAGATTGCAGAAATCTTCAACAATATGGACCTCGACAAGCAGGCAGAACTGCGTGAGTACCTCAAGCTCGTAGGTCAATTCCAGCAACAGCGCAGCAAAGATGCTCGTGCTAACGCTGAGCTGCTTCTTAAAGATGCAGACCAGACTCATTCACAACGCATGGATTTCGCGAATCTTATGCGTCAAGTTCAAATCCCCTCCGGCGGAGTAGCCGAGACACCTCAATAAGAGAGAGTTAATCATGGAACAAACCACCGACATTCAGGCTTCTGAAGAATTAACCCTGCCCGGCAATCATGCAGCGGCATCTGCTGATGGCTTAGTTGTCGATAATGCCAACGACATCGCAGGTCAGGAAGAAGGCTTCGAGATTGTCCTGAAAGACGATGAGAAACCAAAACAAGACCCGGCAACTAATGCTGAATTTGCCCGTCGCCGCATCGAACGCAAACGCCAGCGTGAGCTTGAGCAGCAGATGGAAGCGGTTAAGCGTGGAGAGTTGCCGGAGCACCTGCGGGTGAACCCTGAGTTACCAAAACAACCAGACCCTAACGATTATCTTTCCGAAGATGCACTGGCTAAGTACGACTATGACCAGAGCCGCGCACTGGCTGCCTTCCAGCAGGCAAACAGTGAATGGCAGATCAAGGCTATGGACGCACGAAGCCAGGCTGTCGCCGAGCAGGGTCGCAAAACTCAGGAGTTCACCCAGCAATCAGCGCAATACGTCGAGGCAGCCCGTAAGCACTACGACGCAGCGGAAAAGCTCAATATCCCTGACTATCAGGAGAAAGAGGACGCATTCATGCAACTGGTGCCGCCAGCAGTCGGTGCCGACATCATGCGCCTCTTCCCGGAGAAATCCGCTGCTCTCATGTATCACCTTGGTGCTAATCCTGAGAAAACACGCCAGTTGCTGGCGATGGACGGGCAATCCGCGCTGATTGAACTCACTCGACTGTCAGAACGTTTAACTCTCAAGCCTAGAGCCAAGCCTGTTTCAGAAGCCCCGTTACCTGATGAACCCATTCAGGGACACGCTGTTGCTGCAAATATCTCTGCGATTGAAAAGCAGATGGAGGCGGCAGCAAACAAAGGGGATGTAGAGACGTACCGCAAGCTCAAGGCGCAACTGAATAAAGGAATTCGATAATGGCATTAAATGAAGGTCAACTGGTCACGTATGCTCTGGATGAAATCATCGAAACCGTCCAGAACCTGACGCCAATGGCGTCCAAAGTGACAAAATACACCCCTCCGGCAGAATCCATGCAGCGTTCAAGCAACACCGTGTGGATGCCTGTTGAGCAGGAAGCGCCAACCCAGACTGGCTGGGATTTAACTGGCAACGCAACCGGGATTCTGGAACTCTCCGTGAAATGCAACATGGGCGATCCGGATAACGATTTCTTCGAGCTTCGTGCAGATGACCTGCGTGATGAGCGTTCTTACCGTCGCCGAATCCAGGCATCCGCCAAAAAACTGGCGAATAACATTGAGTCAGCGATTGCCAAACAGGCAACTGAAATGGGCTCGCTTGTTGTTCACGATACCCGCGCAATTGGTCCATCTACTGGCCTGTCTGGCTGGGATTTTGTGTCTGATGCAGAGCGCCTGATGTTCTCACGTGAGCTAAACCGCGATATGGGCATCAGTTACTTCCTGAACCCTGACGATTACCGCAAAGCAGGCCGCAACCTGGTAGATGGTGACATCTTTGGGCGCGTTCCTGAAGAAGCGTATCGCAACGGTACCATTCAGCGTCAGATTGCTGGCTTTGATGAAATTCTTCGCTCACCGAAACTTCCGGCAGTTACCAAGTCAACCGCTACTGGTGTAACTGTTTCTGGTGCGCAGAAGTTTAAGCCGCAGGCATACACTCTTGATACCGATGGTAACAAAGAGAACGTCGACAACCGTGTTGCAACGGTGACCGTATCCTCCACCACCGGATTTAAGCGCGGCGACAAAATCAGTTTCACTGGTGTGAAATTCCTGTCTCAGATGGCGAAGAACGTGCTAACTGATGATGCGACTTTCTCAATCACCCGTGTGATCGATGGTACTCACATCGAAATCACGCCGAAACCGATTGCACTGGATGACGCGTCACTGACAAAAGAAGAGAAGGCTTACGCTAACGTAAACACCTCTCTTGCTGATACCACTCCGGTAAACGTTCTGAACGTGGCAACAACCACCGCTAACGTGTTCTGGGCTGATGACTCAATCCGCCTGCTGTCTCAGCCGATCCCGGTAACCCATGAACTGTTTGCTGGCATGAAAACGTCTTCCTTCAGCATTCCTGGTATTGGTGTTAACGGCATCTTCGCAACGCAGGGTGATATCAACACTCTGTCTGGTAAGTGCCGTATTGCTGTGTGGTATTCAGCATGTGCTGTACGACCAGAGGCAATTGGTGTTGGTCTGCCTAACCAGACCGCGTGATAACCAGAGGGAGCTTCGGCTCCCTTTTTTATCTGGAGACAAGCATGACACACATGATCTTTCGTCATGGCGACATGAAGAAATGGAAAGGCGTTGGATACGACTTTGAAATCGTGAAAGCCGAAGAGCTTCAGGAATATCTGGATGCTGGCTGGTTTGCACATCCTGATGATCTTCTGAAGGATGTTGCAGAGCCAGAGCCAGAGCCAGAGCCAGAGCCAGAAGAAAAACAGCCTAAAAAGCCTGGTCGAAAACCTAAGGCGGCAGCAGATGAACCTGACAACGAAGGGTGATTTAGTTCTTGCGGCATTACGTAAGCTCGGTGTGGCATCAAATGCCACGTTAACCGATGTCGAACCTCAGTCCATGGAAGATGGTGTCAACGACCTTGAAATGATGATGGCGGAATGGCTTGGCGCTGATGCGTCACCAGGTATCAACGTTGGCTACATTTTCGCTGATGCAGATGTCGCTCCAGATCCGGGCGATGAGCACGGTTTATCAAATAACGCTATCAATGCCGTCATTTTCAACCTTGCCTGCCGCATTGCTCCGGATTATGCGCTGGAAGCGTCAGCAAAACTTATAACCACTGCCAGATACGGGAAAGAGCGACTCGTCAAACTGTCTGCAATGGACAGAGCAAAAGCCGCTAAATGTAAGTCCGGTTATCCAAACCGTATGCCTGTTGGTAGCGGTAATCAGTTGGCGAAGTGGAACGGTTGGAATTACTTCCACCGGAAGGAACCTTGCGATAACGGGAGCGAATAAATGCCGATTCAGCAACTTCCGCTTATGAAAGGTGTCGGCAAAGACTTCCGAAACGCCGACTATATCGACTA